ATGGCACCCGTGTTTTCCGGTCTGACGCTGTGCACGGTGCTTGCCGCGGTTGTCCTCCTCGTCTCGGGCGTCAGCAAGGTTCAGTCCCGTGACACTGTCGGCGACGCCCTCGACGCACTTGGCCTTCCCGGTTCGCAACTGCCGTCGGGAGTGCTGTCCATGCTGCCGTGGGCAGAGATCGTGCTGGGGGCCCTGCTGCTCATCGTCGGTGGGGTGTTCGGAATCGTCGTCGCCTCCTGTGCAGTCGTGCTGTTCTGCCTCTACCTCGGCATCATCATTCGGGCGGTCGTGACGATTCCCGATCCGGTGGACTGCCATTGTTTCGGTGATCTTGCCCCCGGTGACATCGGAGCTCGAACCATCGTCCGCAACGTCTTGCTCGTCGCTGCGTCGGTGTTGGCCCTCATCGCGGCCATTGACGACCGTCGTCCGGCCATCGAGAGGATCGTCAAGGCCCCGGCCGGTGACCTGTGGTGGTGGCTTGCCGCCGTGCTGACGGTCGTTGTCGTCGCGACGGTGCTCTACCGCCCGGTCGACGATGTGGCCGAGGAGGATGACGCCGAGGAGATCGCCGACTACGAGTCCGTGCCGATTCCGCTGGCATCGGTGACGGATGCCGAGGGACGCACCACCACCGTGCGTGGCCTGGTGGCGCAGCGCCCGGTTCTGCTGATCTTCGTCTCTCCCGGTTGCGGCCCGTGCGAGAGAGTCATGACGAAGGCTCCGGGATGGATGATGCTGTTGCCGGAGGTTGACGTGCGATGCCTGGTGACGAGCGAGTCTGCTCGCGAGGCACTTCCGGAGTCGCTGCGCCCGCTGTCCTTGGTCGACGAGGGCGGGTCCGCCAACTTGGTCTTCGAGGTTCACGGATACCCGACGGCATGGTTGCTGGGCGTGGACGGTCGTGTTGCAGGTGGACCGCAGAAGGGTCCGTCAAACATCGAGACGATGGTCCAGGACATGCGCACAGCCCTTGATGACGTCGCCAAGGAGTCGGAAGAGTCCGGAGCTGACGAGGTCCTTGTCGACTGAGTCGCGCCCGTGGCGCGGGTTGCCCGGATGTGGTAGCGTAACCGCGTTGTTGGGGCATTGGCGCAGTTGGTAGCGCGTCTCGTTCGCAATGAGAAGGTCAGGGGTTCGAATCCCCTATGCTCCACCAGTAGCCAGGGCCACTTTGACTGCGTTATCGCTTGTCAGGTGGCCCTTTTTCATGCCTTCACAATGTGGCAGTAGCGGCACTGGGTGGCTCTGAGCGTCGTCATGTGACTGTACCGGGTACGACTGTGGCTAGGGGTTTTGCCTGCACGGTCTCAGACGATCTGTACCCAAACCGTACCGGCTGCGATGGACTCCGGCGATGGCGCCCCATTCGTCGGCACCGACACCGTGCGAGTCTGGAGGAGATAGCAAAAAAGCCGCCCCCGGCCACGCAATGTGGTCGAGGGCGGCTTATATGCCTGCGTCTCAGGCGGGGAGCTTCAGCTCGGCGGTAGTCACACCTCTGCATGACGTGCGACAGCGACAGAGCCGGTCTCGTCGTCCGCCGAGGCGGTGTCGCCGGCGGGCTCGATCATGCCGGGGTCATCGTCGGGGACGTCCAGGGTGTCGGTGGTGGGCGGTTGCACGAGTCCTGCCTCCACGGGTGCCGCCGAGGGATTCCCGGTCACGAACTCGACGGCGCCCAACGAGGTAGCCACTGACAGGATGGTGGCGACGAGGGCGGTGATGAGTGCCGAAGACCACGGCAGGCCGATGAATGTGTCTGCCGTGTACACTGCTCCGGCGGTGACGCCCAGCACGGCGATGAACGTCTGGATGAAGGTCTTGATGGCGCGCTCGCACGCGCCCTTCCAGAAGGCTGCACTCATGGTCACTTCACCTTCTTCTCGACCTCAGACAGACGGGCGTCGAGCCGCTGGATGCGGGTGCGGCATTCCAGCACGTAGTGCCAGATCGACCACAGCGCGTCGGTGATGCGCCACTTCTTTCCTGTCACCGGATTTTTGACCCAGGTGATCCTTTCGATCTGCTCACGTAATTTTCCGTTTTGGGTCTGTACTACGCCGATGTCGTGGTGCAGCTGCCGGTTGGATGCCTTGATCGCGTCGGTGAGTTTGCTGATGTCTGCCATGGTGAGGTCTCCTGGTGTGGCGGGTTTTCCTTGGACGAGTGCCATGAACTGGTCCCACGGGAAGTAGGGGCCCGGGTCGTCGTGGTCGGACTGATGGAATGCGCCGGATACATTGTCGTGTCCGCAAATTCCCGACAGTCCGGCTTTCACCTGTGCGGTGGAGAGTTTACGAACCGGGATGCGGTGTCGTTGGCAAATATCGCGGGCAAGAATGGCGGCGCGCTCTACGGCGGGCCACACGTCATCGCTCAACCATTGGTCGCGGGTGTATGCGTGAGAAGCCTTCTCAAATGAGGCGTGCGACCCGCCATCGGCGCAAATTTCAATGCCGATGGAATGCGAGTTCGGCGGCGCGTGGTAGCCGATGGTTTCCTCGGAGAGGCACTGCACTGTAGTGGCGATGTCACATACGTAATGTGCCGAGGCGGGCCGATCAGTCGTGGCGAAGTAGTTCGCGGTCGAGACTGCCCTACCGGCCTTCGATGCCGACGGGTAGCCCACGTCGGGGCAGGTGGCGTGGATGACCAGCCGGGTGATCGGCGCGTTGGAGTTGCCGCCGTGGTGGCGGGCCTGGATGAATGTCATGGCGTCCTCTCAGGGGGTCGGTGTGGCGGTCGGGATAGGGGAGGGGTCCGGGGTGGCACACACGGTGGCCCCGGCGACGGTCGATGTGGTGCCGTCGGTGAAGGTGGCGACGAGGTGCCCGTCATCGCAGGCGAGGGAGGCGAGGCCGCGACCGTCCTTGCCGTCGGCCCCGTCCTTGCCGTCATGTCCGGGTGCTCCCGTGGCATCTCGACCCGGTTGGCCTGGGTCCCCTTTATCGCCCTTCGGACCCGGAACTGTAGAGTCGCCCCCGTCCTTGCCAGGTGCTCCCGTGGCGTCTCGTCCTGGTGCTCCGGTGGCGTCCTTGCCGGGCTGACCATCTCGCCCCGGTACTCCCGTGGCGTCCTTGCCGGGTCTGCCAGCGGCGCCAGTCTTCCCGGTGGCATCATGTCCGGGTCTTCCAGCAGGCCCACGTTCTCCCGTGGCATCCTTCCCAGGTCTGCCAGCGGGCCCCATAGGTCCCGCCGGACCAGGCACTGCCTGGCCGGTGGGTGCGGGGGCGTCACGGACCCGAGATTCGACGCGGCTGGCCTCATCGCACAGGCCCGCCTGCCGCAGTGACCGGCCCTCATCGGTGGTGGTCGCGCACGCGGCCTTGACGCGCCCGGCCAGCGATTTCGCGGCGTCCGCGTTGCTGGCAGCCTGTGACCCGGCGGCGTCACGCTGGCCCTGGATGTGCCCGGCCCAGCCCGTCAGGGCGGCCACCACGATCACGAGGAGCGCCAGCATGGCAGCCTGCCACACGTTGAGACGCTCCGATGATTGGCGCTGGCGGCGCTCCGTCTCAAGCTCATTCGTCGGCTGCATTGGTCATCCAATCTGGCAAGTCTGGCAGGGACAACGGCGTCACTGCGCCGGGTAGGGTCGCGTTGTAGCGGCGTGTAGCGCGGCGGGCCTCATAGGCCCACTCCTCGAGCGCGTCGATCTGGGCGGCCTGGTGGCGCTGGATTTTGCGGGACCTGTGCGTCAGTGCTGGCAGTGCCGTGAGCAGGGCTGCCAGGACTGTCGCGATCCCGGTGACGATCGTGGAGGCCAGCCCTCCCATGGCGGCCTCCTCAGGCTAGGTCGTGCTCGCTCCATGCGGCGGCGGTCAGCAGTGCCAGCGGGGTGCACACGAGCAGGCCAAGCATGGGGGCGACAAGCGAGGCTGGCGGTCTCGTGTCGACTGACCATGCCAGGTCGAGGGCCGACCACACCGCCCACGCGGCGGCGCTAAGGCTGGCTCCGCATATCCCCACCAGGTGGGCGGGGCGGAGCGCGGCGACGATGAGGATGACGGCTGCGGCCCCGTGGACGCTCACCCACCACCAGTCGTCGACCAGGGCGACTGGCTGTGACAGCCCGTGGATCGGCAGGATCGCCGGTGCGGCCCGGTCGGCCAGGTGCAGGCTCAGCATGAGCACGTGCGTCCACGCCAGCAGGACTGTGATGCGCACGACCAGGTGCGGACGATGGCGCAGGTGGGCGAGGAGCTGGCGAACCTCGATCACGAGATTCCGGCGATGCTCGGCCATGCCTGATCCACCCATCCCAACAGCGCCGAATCGTCGGCCTTGCCAGCGATGACGACATCCTGGGCTCCCGGGTCGACCGCACACGACCACAGCGCGAGCCGGTGGGGAGATTCATCACCCCGCAGCACCCGCGTACACAAATCAGACTCTGGTCCACTCAGCGTAGCGTCACCGGCGCGCTTGGCGCGGGCGACGACCCATACCGCGACCTCCAAACGCCGCCGAAACGCTGCATACTCAGCATCGTTGATAATGCTCCATGCACCATCGAGACTGGCCATAATCCCTCACTTCGTATAGGTGACCTTGAGCTTGATGTCGGACAACGCACTCGAAAACTTGCCGTATCTGTCGGTCGATGTTCCCGCGCCCTCGCCGAGGGTGAATCCACGGATGGCTCCTCGTGCGATCCCCGACCACCACCCGCTCGGGATTGGAATCCACATGCCAGCCCCCGGCTTCCACAACTTTGTGGTGAATGCTCCGCCCCCAGAAGTTTGCGGGGATCCCGGCAGGGCCGTGGAGTCGAAATGACCGATCCGGGCGTAGCCCCCGATGGAGTTGAACCAGGAGCGGTTGCGCAGGTACAGCCACACGCCCTGAATGTGAACCCCACCCGACGACAACACGTCGGAGGGCTGAGACCCCCACAGCGCCAGCGAGTACCGCTGATATCCGCCGTAGTAGCCGTGGTGGAGCGAGTCGGTGACGGTCGAGCCGCCCCGCCACGAGCGGACCGCGGCGGCATTCCACGTGGTCGTCCTGGTTGTCACGGCGGGAGCTGTGGGCGTCACCGTTCCGCCCTGGAGGGGAGTGCCTCCGCCAGTGTTGACGGCACCGTCACCCCAGGATGGATAGGTGCCCATATCCTCGACGTAGATATCGAATGGGTAGGTGTCATCGGACAGCAGGTGACCACCATTGGGGGATGTCTGCTGCCGGGCCGTGAGCAGGATCCTCGCCGTCACATCGCTGGCCTGGACTGGCAGAAACAGCGTGAACTCGACATGCATTGATCCATCGGTGGCAAACGCCGCCATACCAACTCGGGGTGACGAGATGGTGGGGGCCGAGCCGTCAGTGGTCATCTTGGCCATGAGCACCAGGCGACCAGGACCGCCGCTCCACACCATGCCGGACGCCACGAACCGATACAGCCGTCCAGCCGTCATGGGGATCTGCAACTCCAGCAGCCCGAGATCACTAGAGCCATACGTGATGTTGTTGAGACTGGACGTGGACTCGAGTTTCTGGCGAGCAACAACCCCCTGCGGTAGACCGCCGATGATGTCCATGATGTCGTCGCCGTCAACGGTCAGGGTGCCGTTGACCGTGGCCGAGGTGGCCAGCAGCGCGCCATCCTGCTCAAACCCCGCGATGGGGCTTCCGCTGTGATCCGACAGCACCATACGGTCAGTGTCGGGCCCACCCAGTGAGACAGTGGTGATCTCCTGGCCCTCGCCGTCAGATCGGATCACCTCGACCGTCGATGCCCCCACATGGACACGGGGGAGCGCCGTCGCCGACGGGGACCATATGTCGACCCCAGACAGCGACCCCGAGGTGATCGTTCCGGCATCGAGGTTGGCCAGGGCTTGGCCGTCGATCTTGTCGGGCTGCCATGACGCGCCGTCCCAGTGCCACATGCCGACGGTAGTTCCGCCCTCGCCGTGCTGGAACCACGTGTCGCCCTCGTAGTCCCCGTCGCGGTCGGGGGTCACCTGAGCATGGATGACCGTCGCCCCAGAGGCTGCCGTGATCGCCATCCGCACGGACTCAGCCAGCCCATCCATGCCGATCTGCGCGCGCCTGCCGATCACATCGGCGATCACCGGCTCACCCGACAGGTCGACGCGCACCAGCTCCGGGTCCGACTCGCGCACCCCCTCAGCCAACAGCGGCCGCAGGGCGTGGGGGACGGCGGCCATGATCTCGCCAGTCTCCGTGGCGACGCCAGCCACCATATCCACCGCCTCCGGGGTCAACCGCGCCCACACTTCCCCGTCGCCCCAGTCAGGCGGGGCCATAGTTGTGGCGACCAGCACGTCGGGGTCATCCTCAGTGGGCCCCTCGATGACCTCCGTGTAGTCCACGGTGGTCTGACCATCCTCCAGCAGGAGCGTGCCGCCGTCGCGGGGCAGCGCGCCCAGACTGGCGACCTCCATGCGGTCGCCGGACCAGCCGACGATCACCGCGCCACGCACCTGCGAAGTCACCAACCGCACATACCCGTCCACCATCATCGGCGCGGCCCCTTCCTCTTGACAGTGCGGCGGCGAGTGAGGCGACGAGTCGTCACCGTCCGCCCAATCTGCATCGACGACGACCCATCCAGCGGGATCGAGAACTTCAGTAGCTGCATCCGCCACGTCCACTCGCCGGCGTCGACGGTCACGACGTCCCGGTCCTCCAGGTGCGGGATGCACACCGTCTCTAGCTCCAGCTGGACGGCGGCGGTGCGCAGCTGGTCGAGGCGCTGGCGAGCCGCCGCAGCGCAAGCCGCCTTCGACGTCCAGCCGTCGTTGCTGATGACCTCTAGCAGCCACCGCTCCACGCCACCCCGCGACAGTGATTGGGCCGACAGGGGATCGGAGGCGGGCAGTTTCGCCGAGGCGGAGACGCCCTTCGCGCCGTGGGCGGCGACGATATTGCGGGTAGCCTCCACGTCAAATGTAAGGTCCGGCTCGGACAGGAAATCAACGCCGCGCCGGAACGTCCAGCGCGACGAGCGGTTGAAGCTCTTGAGTATGCACCATCCGGCGGCGTTGTAGTAAAGGGTGGGGTCAGTGCCCCGGGATGAGTCCGACAACGACCTGGCGAGTCTCTGCAGCGCGGGCCACGGAGCCTCCTGCGAGGTGATCGACAGCGGCGCAGCCAGTTTCGATGACCAGTTCACTATCCCCTGATGGCGCTCACCGCTACGCGAGAGAACGTTCTTGATCGCGGTGGTCTTGGCCGTCCCGGCAGGGAACGCCCACCAGCGGTTCTGTCCGACCTGCAGGAAGCTTTCCTTACCCTTAGCGGCGAGACTTAGCGTCTCCCCGGACCGCTTCAAAGAGGCGATGGGGCCGGTGAACACCGGCACATTCACCCAGCGCGGCAGCTCATCCGACCATATGCAGTAGTGCACCTGCACCATCCGGTCGGCGTAGAGCGCCGCTTGGGTGGGGCCCGCCCCCGTGTCGAGATTGAGCTTGAACGTCGGGTCCCAGATCTCCATCTGGCAGGTACGCGACACGTCGGCGGTCACGTCCACGTCCACCGACCCCGACAGCACCACGTCGCTGGCCTCGCCGACGACGTTGTGGTCGAGGTCGAGCACCTGCACCAGCACCCTGGTGCGGTGATCAGCCAGCAACCCCGCCTCGAACCGCGCCAAATCGGCGGCTGACAGCCCCATCGTCAGCATCAGCGCACCTCGAACGGGAACTCGTCAACCTGATGGAACGACAGGCTCACGGAGAGCACCTCGCCCCGATCGTTGGCGAACCGAGACCCCGCTCGCCCGGGGGACTGGTGCACCTGCACGTTCCAGATGGAGACCGGAAGGCTCATGTCCTCGATGAGTAGCCGGAAGGTGTGCCCCGGCAAGGTCTTCCAGTCCAGCAGCGCCGCCCGCTGCTCAGTGGCCTGCATCGACCACCCCGACATGGTGGCGATGTGCCCCGAGATGGTGCCCTCCCAGCCGCGCACTCCCGAGGTGACGACGATCGTGCGCGGGGATCCCAGCGGCTCCAGCACCGTCGTTTTCTCCGGCATGGCCATCTCGTGGTCCGTGTCACCGACGATGCACACCATCCGGTGATCGTCCGGGTCAACCAGCCACGTGCCCTGGTGGGCCTCGACGGCTGACACGGTAGCCGGCTCGGAGGCCTTACCGTTGACGACGGCCTGCACGCTCCACTCGTGGCGTCCGTTCGGGCACAGCGCGTCGGGGATGGTGTAGCTACCGGGGTCAGTCATCAGATCCGACCCCGGACGGCGTGACAAAAACCTGCCGTCACGCAGGACGATCCACTCGTCAGGTTGCTCGTCACGCGACCAGGAGAGCACCACCCTGGGGGAAGGCGCGCTGGTATCCACCTCCAGCCCCCCTGCCGGGACGACCTTCGAGGTGGGGCGGTACTCGAAGTTCGTGAACGCCAGCCCGTAGATGGGCACCCCCGGTACGTCACGGCGGGACGGCTGACGATCCCACACTCTAACCTGCACTTGGTGAGTGCCCGCTCGTTCGAGAGCCACTGTCGGCGTCCAGCGCGTCTGATCGGAGACCACCATCCCTGAATCAGCCACCACAACCCAGCGCCCGTCTCGCCAGCGGCTGATGGTCACCTGCCAGCGGTTCGGTTTGCCGCCGTCCCCGCTCGACACGGACCAGTCAATCGGCGGCGTCGGGTCGGTGACGGTGGGCACCTCGGCAGTCGGCGCGGATGCGTCCCATTCCGCCCCGTTCGGGTTGAGCAGAATCACTTGCGGTAGGGTCATCCACCGCCACCGGGCAGGGTCGGACCAGCCGGACCACACCCCCGAGGCGTCACGGTTTCGCACCCGCCACCACACCTGCTCCCCCGGCTGGGGTGGTGGGAACCCTGCCTCCGACAGGTCCGCTTGGCAGGCCGTGGCCTCCACCTCGCCCGAATCCCAGGTCGGCGCGCCAAAACCACCCTCCGAGGTGGCAGTCTGTACTTGGTACGCCCCCATGTCGGCTACTCCGACGTGGTCAAAGAAGTCCCACCTCAGAGTCGGCGTCGAGGTGCCAATGATGGCGTTACCGGACGGTTCCAGCTCGGAGGGTGGCAAGGGCGCTTCAGACCAGTCGACGACCAAAGTGGGGCCCCGCCCCGGCCTACCGTCAACCCCCACCGCATCACCGTTATCGCTAGGTCCCCACAGCAGAAGCCCGTGGAACGGCGCGCCGTCGGCGACCTGCTGCATTTGCGCGGTCACGTCGAGGTCCCACACCTGCCCGTCGCGGATGGGGCCGCTCAACGTCGAATCAGTACGCGGGCCTATACCGGACGGCTTGCTGCCCCAGGTCAGCGACCAGAAACTCTGCGACCACTTTCCGGCCAACTGAGCCGTGACGGCGTGCGACCGGTTGTTGTTTCCTCGAAGTCTCAGCGACAAAGTGGCGCGGGCAACATTCGCCCCGCTAGCGGGGAACGGATTGGCGAACCACAGCAGCGTCCACGTCCGGGCGCCGCGCTGACCAGAGACCGACCACACGCTGCGCTTGCTGTAGTAAGAGGTCGAGGGCCACCTCTCCGAGACGAACGTCCCGTGCTGCGCCGTCAGTCTGGTCGTAGTCATCGTGCCCCCGTTCGAGTCAAATCATCAGCACGGTCATCAATCGCGTCCATGGCGGTCGCGTAGATGTACGCGCCGCCGTCGGTCATGTTGAGGTCGAGGCGGCCCGAGACGATCCGCAACGCCGCCGCCTGCCCCAGCAACGCCCTCGTCTGATCGGCGTTGAACACCTGCGAACGGGCGTTGAGTTTGCGCATCTGGGGACCCACAACCAACTCAGGGCGGCCATCCTCACTCAGCGCAGCGATCTCATTGCGCGGCACGATGCCGCCGTCCTGGTAGCCGTGACCAAACCCAATGACGCGCCGCCAGTTGTGATGCTGGGCGTTGGCGGCGCGCATGCCCACAATGAGGTTCTTGTACGGGTTATACACGTTCGGTATGAACGACCCCATGTCGCGGCCAAAGTCGGACCACGTCACCTTGGGGACCTGCACCAGGCCGCGCGCCGGGTCGCCGTGGGCGATATTGACGTCATACACGCGGCTCGACTGGACCAGGCGAGGATTGCCGTCGGACTCGGTTTTGATCTGACGCAGCCACTTGTCCTCGTCGGCCTTGCCGCCGCCAATGCCAGAGGCCGCCAAGGCGCGTGCCACCATGGGACGCCACGACTCCAGATTGCCCGGAGACCCGGCGGGACCACCATTGCCGCCGTCTGACGACATTTTGTCCCACAGCTTCTTGGCCCACGAGGTGGCATCGCTGACGAGATGACCCGGAATCGCGGCCAGCGTCGACGCCCATCCTCCCACCCCAAAACGGCCCGTGATCTGGTTGACCATTCCGCCAACCTTCGACCTCAGAAACGCCATAGGATCAGCCAGGCCGCCGAACGCGTTCTTGGCTTTCTCGACCATTTGGTCGGCCCAGCTCTTCACCGCATGCACAGCTCTGCCAACCCAACCGAATCGGTTGTCGGCGCGGTTTCCGGCGCGGGCGTATGGGTCCTTGCCATTCATCCCATGCAGGCCGTCACCGCCAGCGGCGTACGCCTGCTGCTGATACACGGCAGACCCGAGCGCCACACCGGCGCCAGGCATGGGGATGCCGTGGACGTGCCAGCTGTAGTTCTGCGCCGGACCACGCACCCAGGCGGCAATACCCTGGCGACGCAGTGCATCGCGAATGGACCACAGGTTCGCGCCGCCTGCCACGTCCACCGCGTCGCCACGGTGAGATGTGCCAGACCATGGGGTACGAGGCCGGAACCCTCGCTGTGCAATCTGTAGCGTCGTCCCCAACGATGCGGCAACCAGCATCATCCGGCGCTCGAATTCCTTCGACCACCGGCCAGACCCGCCGACAAGGCCGCCACCGGCATACCCGGCCAACCCCGAGTTGATTGCGTGGAGGAGGGGCAAATTCCGTGCCGTCTGAGCGCGGTTGACGACGAACTCTCCCGGCTCAACCCTTGCCGTGGGCACACCGGACGACGACACCGCAAGGACGTTATCCCGGTTGCGCGGGTCGAACGCGCCGGGGATGACACCGCCAGAACGGAACCCGGCCAGCTTGATGGGCTGAATCGTGTTCTTCACACCAAAAAAGTGCTGGACCTTGGCGACCGCCGAAATCAAACCCTTATTGATCGGGGTATCGATAACCCACTTGATGGGATTCTTGATGACGTCACGGATACCATTCCAGACTTTCTTCACAGTGTCTCGCATAGCCGTGAATACGTTGACAACGCCACTCTTGAGGCGGTTGAAGATGCGCATCACTCCATCGCGCAGCATCGTGGCGACATTCACCACATCATTGCGGCCATTGGAGAAGGTGCGCTTCACCGTCGTCCACATGGCTGACACTGTGCGGTTGACTCCGTTGCGGATCGCATCAAACCGTGACGTCACAGAATGCCACAGCGACATGACGCCATTCTTGACGGCATTAAACCCGTCCGAAAAGAAATGCACGAACGGCCCAGAGAACCATTTTCCGATGGCAACGCCAGCATTCTTCACGGCAGTGAACGCCTTGTTCACGACCCTGCGGAACGTTTCCGAATGCCGGTAGGCATAAACGAGGGCGGCTGCCAGCGCCACCAGCGCCGCAATGACAAGCGTGATGGGGTTCAGTGACATCACAACGTTAAGGGCCGCCTGGGCTGCAGCAAGGATGCGTTGCGCCCTCGATACCGCGAGGGTACGTGCCGCCCATATCGCCTGTGCCGCCTGCGCTGCCTTCATGACGCCGATGAACGTGCCAATACCCACCACGAGTGCGGAAACAGCGTCCTTGTGCTTCTTGAGGAACCCGCCCACGGACGACGCGACCGGCGACAAGCCCTTCAGCGTATTCTTGACGCCATCGAGCGCTAGGTTGAGCGCCCCCAGTGCGGCAGCACCGGCGAGCTTCACCACAACGTCAATGACGGGCTTTATGGCCGTTTTTACGCCACCGAAAAGCGTCTTGGCTGCCCCCGAGAATTCAGATATGGCCTTCTTGATACCGTCGAGGTCACCACGAAAACGCGATCCCAGTGACCCGAGGCCGCCACCCGACAGGGCCTTGGTTGCCTTGTCAAAAGCGGGGCCAACCATCCGCCCAATGGCGTCACCGACCTTCTTAGCACCATTTTCCATGGGGGCCATGGAGGCCGTAATGTTCTGAAACAGCGGGGCCATCTTCGGGAAGACGCCCTGCATGAAATTAGCGCCGACGCGGCCTAGTGCGGCACCCATGTTTTTCATGGCACCCGTGAAGGTTTTGCCACTCGACTGCGCCGACCCACCCACGCCCTGCTGCATGGCCTTCGAGAACGTGGCAAAGTCAATCTTGCCCTTGGACACCATGTCCGACACTTCGGCAGAACTTTTGTGCAGCACCTTGCCGAGCATCTGAATTACGGGGACGCCTGCGGAGGTGAGCTGCAACATGTCGTCGCCTTGCAGCTTCCCGCGTGCCGCGACCGACGAGAAGATGCGACCCATGTCGCCCATGGACGCCCCGGCGATCGTTGCCGTATCGGCAACGGTTTTCAGCGTGGACTCGAGCTGCTTGCCCGGCTTGATTCCCGTGGCGACAAGCATCGATGACGTGGTGGCAGCCTCTTCGAGACCGAAAGCCGTTCCCTTGACCGAAGCTAGGGAATTGGCCATGATCGAATCGATGTCCTTGGCGGAGTTGCCCAGGCCCTCGAGTTTGGCTTTGGCCTCATCGATGGATTCGAGGCGACTAAATCCCTTTTTGAGAGCCGTTCCCACGAGCGCGATGCCGGATGCAGTGGCACCACCGAACGCCGTCATCGACGCAAGGCCAGCGGCCTTCGCTGCGCCGGACAACGACCCCGACAGGGACGACTGGAACCGTTTGCCAATCGACCCAGACGCGCCCCTGAGCTTGGTGGAGAACGTGTCAGCGGACAGCCGAGCAGAGTTCGCCGCAGCATCGGGCATCTTTGCGTACGGGTCGGGCAGCCGCTTTTGGAGCTTCGCCAGCGAGTCCGACATGCGGCCCAGTACGCCATGATGCCGCTTCTCGGCGCGCTCCTCGACGGTGGCCTGCTCCTGGACGGCAGCCTTGACCTTGTCCGATGCGTCGCCACGCCGTTTCTCGGCGGCGGCAAGATCTAGGTCGGCCTTCGCGGCACGTTGCTTCGCCCGCTCCAGTCGGTCCTCTGCCGCCAGTACTTGCGACGACCCAGCCGCATACCGCTGTCGAGCCTCAGCGGCTTTGGCTTCGGCAATCTGCACCTGGCGGGCGGCGTTCGCCTGAGACTGAGACGCCTTCTGCGCGGCCTTCTCGGTCGTCTCAAACGCCTTTTGTGCAGACGCCGTGTTGGCTTTGGCCTTCTCGACTCCGGACGCCACGCCCGACGACAGAGCCCTGCCCATCTCCTGGCCAGCGCGGCCCGTAGCCTTCTGCGCCCGGCCCAGGAACTCCTCGATCTGGCGGCCGGGCTTGCCGTCGAAACTGACCGACAGCGACACATAGCCTTGGGCAAGCTCAGTTGCCATCTGTCCTCCTCGGGCGGTACCTGGCAGCCATGGCGTCAACCTCGCTGCGCGTCATCGGGTTTCCGAAATGCTGATATGACTGGTCGTCCGGCTCATCCCAGGGGCGGGGAACGGGTCGCGGTCGTGCTCCCTTGCCGCCAGACATGGCCCACGCCAGATCATTGGCCTGGTCGACGCGCACCGCCGCCAGCGTGGTGGCCACATCCCATGCGGAATGAGAATCAAGAGCGGCGGCTAGAGGTGTGCCGGGCTCGGCCATGCGACAGACGACAAACACGTCCCGCCACGGTGTCCGGCCCGCCTCTGCGTCACGCAGTCTCAGCCCCGCCCGGATGCACGCGTATTCGACTTCTTCGCGGTGCTCCGAGACGACGTCTCGGAGCCAGCAGATTCCGGGACGGTCATCTCCGACACCTCGCTGAGCTTGTCCGCGAAAGCCTCCATGAACTCCAGTGTGTCGGACTGGCGCCACTGCGAATCATCCACGCCGAGCAGACCGGGAATGCTGAAGAGCCCGGAATAATGCTCCTCTTCGGCCTGCGAAAGCGCCTTGATGACACTCATGCGCGGATCTTCGAACTCGACCCGGTCAATCTCGTACTCGTGATCCTTGACGCGGATTACAACCTTGTCTTCTGACATGCCGTCGCCTTTCATTGAGTGCCGCCATTAAAGATGGCCCCGCGTGGCGGGTGCGGCGGCACGATAAACCCGCCACACGGGGAGTACATGGGTCACGCCGAAGCGGCACCGAGGTACCAGTTAAAAAATTTTCCGGCGCTGTCCTTGAACAACTCAATCGTGGTCTTAAGGGACACGACATCGGTCTTCTTGAACGGAATCGAATCAATTCCGGTGATCTGACCGTCGCCGATATCAAGAACGCCATCACCGTTGGCGTCATGGAGACAGAACGCAAACTGGGCGTGAGGAAGAACCTCACCGGTGTACGAAATTGCGGTGACGGCACCAGACGTACCCACCTTCACATTCCCGGCACCAAACAGCGCCTTCCCGACCGCAGCGGACACCTGGTCAAACGTCACCTCAATGGAAGCCGAATTGGACTTCTGGATGACCGCAATGGTGTCAAGATTCCAATCAAGAATCTTGTCGGTAGAATTATCAAGCTTAACATTGATTCCGTCATCGGCAACATAGCCGAGATCAATATATGCCGCATCGAGAGCCGCTACGCCATCAGTGGGGCGCTTCGACCCAAGGGGTGCGTAGAACGCATACCCGGCCTGCTTGGGTCCTCCAACATGGACTTCAGCGGTGTTCTTGCCAGTGGCAGCCATAATGGCTCCTTTCATGGGGGTGCCGCCGCCATGAAAACGTATTCTGTTGTGTTATAGCTGGATAGTGATCGTAGCCGTCATAAAGTACCTGGGTAGCCCGTCCTCGTCGGGGAACCATGCCGGAGAAGCGCACTTTGCGGCAACGATGAAGGTGTCCAGAAAGGCCTGTCCGGCCAGTCCGTCCACCTCACGTTTTACCCTGTCTGCCAAAACAGCTGCATCGGTCGATTCAATGGCGGTAGCCGTCAATGTCACATGACGCTCATCAATGACATGCGATCGCGTTGCAGGACCGCCTGCGGCCCTCACCTGGACGTGCCCCATGCTGGCTGCTTTAGTCATGTCGACCGGGCGTTCCGTGGACACTGCGACACCAACAAGGCCCGGCAGGGCAGCCACGAGAACTGACTCAATGTCAGCCATGACTACTCTTCGTGTCGGACTTCTTAGGGGTTGGTTTATCAGCCGGAATGGCAAACCCGGACGAGATCATCGAATTTGCGCCAGCGCGGCCCAACTCGACAACCTTGCCAGACTCAATAATCTTCACCCATACCGTGTCGATATCGTCGCTCATGTCACCTCCTAGCAGATTCGAGACATGCCGTGAAACCGTGCGGGTCATGCTGGACAAGCCATGTCGCAAACGCGGTATTCGGGCGCACCGTGTATCGCGCTCTGTTCACTCCAGGCTCAGTGACGACCACAAACGGGTCCTTTGTGTCCGCCGGATGTCGGCCAGACCTCGGATAGGCTCGCGCCCACTCGTTTGCGGCATCCCTGGCCCTCACCGCCATATCAAGCGTCACCTGATCGACAGCAGCGCTGCGAAGAATTTTGCGGAATCCCTCATGATTGAGTTTTACCCTGGCGTTAGCCATCTATTCTCCGAACCGTAAACTGATATCCAGGCTCAAAAGCAAACGAGCCGTGATTCCAGTCCTGAGACTCGCCCACAACCTCATATGTGACACCATCAATGGCTATCTGATCCTTGACAGCAGCAGGCCACGGCGACAGCACAACAAGCGTTGTGGCAACACGATTCGCCCCCTGCTCCGACGATTCTGACGATGACGACTGATACCAGCCGAACACCTTACGAACCTCCGGCTCATCCCACCTGTGAAACGGGTTGCCGTGTAAATCGAGTGTGTCGGTGTCGATGCTGGCAATATGGGTAACGGTGCGCCGGGCGATCACGGATGCCCCACCAGGTCAATGGAGGCCGCCGTCGCCACCCCAACGCCCATCCGGGCTTTCTCGGCCCGAGTGAGATACAGGTCGCCGGTCGGGTTGGCAAACGATATCTGCTGGCCGAACGGCCCGGCGGTCTCGTTGAAACTCGACACCCCATCAGGCAGGCCAACATCCACACTCATGGCACGGCGCACCACGGCGCAGCAGATCGCCAGGAGCGTCTGTTCCGACACCTGCCCCCAGCCGGGAATCGTGTCCCGGATGAGGGCGGAAGCGTCACCCAGAAGCACGGCGGCACGGCCCTGCTCGGCCTCCGACAAACCACGCCACCGCGCCTCCAGATCAGACACGGTGGCGAACGGGATATCTGCCATGATCAGGAACCGCTGCCAGACGGCTTCGGGGCGGCTTCCTTCACCAGCGCAAACTTGTCGGTGAACACGTACCAGCCGTAGACGATCTCCAGACGCAGCGCGATCTGATTCTTGCGGGCAAGATCACCCTGACCGTCCGGGTCGCCACGGTCGATGAGGGTTACCGGAATGTTGCGCTGAACACCCCAGCGCAGACCATTGGTCCAGTCACCGACGATGGCGCGCAGCAGCGTGTCCTTCGCCTCAGGACGGCCAGACACCGAGTTGGACTGGGCAGTCTGCAACCCCATGAACGAGGTGATGTCGGTGCCAAAACCCAACTGCGGGTAGCGCGGCTGGGAGGTGGCGCCCGATCCGTCCTTCACCTTGAGGCTGGACAGTGCCCAAGAAAACGCCGGATCCAAGGCGGCACCGGTCACAGTGACGGGCTTGTCCTGGTTGATGAGCATGCCAACGGCGTTGCGGAACTGGTCGTCGGCGTCGGTCTTGGCGTCGGCGGTCACAGCCTTGGTGGACGCCCCGATGTAGTTGCTCCACTCAGCCACCTTGGAGCCGGTGAGCGGGTTGATGGCGTGGATGACACCGAGGTCGAGAGCACGGGCCAGCGCGTCGGAGCCAGCCTGGGCCAGCGTCTGGAACACACCAAGCTGGTAGTCCTCGTCAGCCCACTTCACCTCCTCGGAGAACCGCATCGTCACCTGCGCCTTGTGGGGCACAGCGGTAACGGAGGTGAAGGAGCCGCCGGAAGACGACTTCTCGCCGTTCTCTTCAACGAACTCGGCCTTGGGCACGTCGTTGAAAACCAGGTAGTCGACGTTGCCGAATCTCATCGGCTCGGCACCGGACAGCCGCGAGACGACGGAGGCCTCTTGGGTGTCCTTGATCATTCCCGCCGCGATTTCCCGCGGCATCAACGGCTTTGTGTTGGTGGTGGAGAATACGGACATGATATGTCCCCTTTCGAATCAGTCCCGGCCAAACAGTTGGCGCATGAACGTGGACGTTGTGTCAGATGTGTTGGGGGTGCGAGTGTGATCGATCACCGGGTGCGCCTTGCGGGTCTCGGCAGCCCAGGTGGTCAGCGCCTCAGCTGAGGAACGCATGGCCTCCAAGGTGTCCCCGGTGAGCAGGTTCGCCGGAACACCGGTGTCGGAGGACACCTCGTCTGCCCAGCTACGCCGCTGCTCGGCAGCCTCGAAACGTTTGATCGTGGCCTGGGCGTCGGCCAGCTTTTCAGCATCGGTGCGCTGGGCATCCTGCAACTCGGCCAACTGCCGTGCGGCGTCATGGTTGGCCTTCGCCCGTGACTCCCACTTGCGCGCCTCGGCCTTCCAGTCGGTCTCGGCGGGCTTGGACTCGTCGGTCTGCGGTGCAGCATCCTGAGTCTGCGTCTCGACAGTCTCGGTGGTTTCGGACATGATCGTCACCCCTCCTAAGGGTTGATGGGTGCCATGCGGCAATGAGGCCCCACCGTGCGGCAGGGCACGACAAACAGCCCTCACACCACACGGTGAAGGGCTGCTCGAAAACTAGTGGGCTACTGGAACAGTGTTTCGGTAGGTGTCAGTCGGTGCTCAGGCCACGGGCGCGCTGAGACGCCATGAGTTCACGCAACTCGTTGAGATCACGCTGCTCCATCTCGTGTTCGGAGACGAGTTGGGTCACATCGGCCTCGAAGTGAGCCGGGATGAGGATGTCGTAGCTGTCAGCTGCATACATCACACACGGAAGCGGAAGGATCCCGTCATGATTCAAAAGATCCATGTATGACTGGACACACTCATGGCCGCCTCGGTGTTCAACCTCATTGAGGAGTTCCATGGACAGACCAAACTCTGTGACCTCATCAATGACGCCCATGGCTACACCTCCTCGAGCGGATAAGCCGTAACGATTTCATTCGTTGTAGTTCGTACTCGCACCACAAGTGTAACGCCTTGACTTGTTCCAGTAATGCTTCTCTCGCCAGGGCGTGGGGAGTGTGCAAATCCTGTCTTGATGACGTCTGCGATGGCGTGTTGGATCTGGTCTGGTCCCCAGCCTTGAGGGAAGGTGTCGCCACCGCTCATCCAGTTGTGGCCCCACATGTGGCCGCCCCGGTACATCATGTCTGGCTTGCCGTTGTATCCGGTGTCTGCTGTGCTGGAGCGGGATGGGTTCTGCACCCGGTGGTGATCGCGCCACTCCTGCCTACCGTTCCTGGAAACATCACCGTAGAGGATGTGGCTCCATTCCTTGGCGCGCAGCTGGATGCCGTCGGGGTCGTCCCAGCCGTGTGGTGTGGCTGGCTCCTGTGGTGGAAGCTTGAAGCGGTTGCCGTCGGCATTCGGAGGCAGCCGGAAGGCAAGGTCGCGGCGGTACTTCTCCCAGTTCTTCAGATTCAGCCCGCCGGTCTCTTCCAGGGTGCTGGGCAACTTCGGCCACACCCCATCGGTGTATTGGTCCGGGTCGGCCTTACGCATGGCCGTCAGGATCGAGCTGCGCGAACCACCACCGGCCCGTCGGTAGCCACGCTCGTACAGTTCCCGATATCGCTGCGGATCGTACCCTTCGATGAGGGCATATCTTCCGGTGTTGGTGCCCTTGTCGAAGTTCGGCACGATGAGGCAGTCGCATCCGGCGTGGTAAGGGTTGTCGCCCCCGGCATTGCGATAGGTCGCATACACCCAGCCCCGCGAGGCGAGCATGGTGCAGAATGCGCACGTTTTCGCACCAGCTGGCACCCGGGCGAACCGGCGACACGACTTGTCGTTGACCGCGTTGAAACGCAAGGCATCGTTGGAGCCAGCCTTCTCCCAGCGGTCCAAAGCGGTGGCCATGAGATCGGCCACCTGGTCGGGGTTGTCGCCCCACAGGGCGCCATTAGCCCACTTCACCGTACCCAAGATCTGGTCATGGTTGATGCTGCCACCAGCGCGAGCCGTGTAGTGCGGTAGCCCGGCAACCTTGTCGCGCAGCTCCTCGTACCATTCCATGGCGACGACGCGGGCATCCATGTCGGTCTGCACACCCAAGGCCATCATGACATCCGTAAGGTCCTTGCTGGCCTGCTTCGGATGCGACAGGTCCAGGGCACCCCATGCATACATCAGCTTCCTGCGAGTGGATCGCACAAGCGTGTTGTTGGCGTTACGCAGTCTCGCCATGTCGGCAGCGGTGACCCTGGGGGTGGTGCTCATGGCTGTAGATCCTCTGCTGGCCGCTCGGAGGCAACCGCCTGAGCCAAATACCGTTCATCGATATCGGTATCGGCGAGGCGATTCAGCAACCCGTTCTGTGACCATTCGGCCTGCATCTGCTCGATCTCCGATGTGGTGAACCCGGCGCGCTGCAGAGCGATTGTCGTTTCGGCCACCCGTGGCAGCGCAGAGACGGTTTTAACGATGAAATCGCTGGAGGCCTGCGGAGACACATAGCGTGCCGGTGTCCACGACAGGTGGACGTTCCACGACTCCTCCGGTGGGGCATCCAAGCCTTCCGTAACTATGAGAACGTCCTGCAGGATGCGCAGCAGGGGACCGTTGAACACCCTCCACTGGTACTCGGCCTCATCGGAAAGGGCCACCTCGGCAGCCTGCATGGCCTCCGCTGATGCCGGATTGTCGGCAAACAGCCCCACCGACGACTGAGGCAAACCAGTGGCTGCACAAAAGTTCTGGGCCAGCTGCCGATACATGCTCAGATGCGGCTCCATCGACATCTGTGTGAACTGGCCAACCGTCGGATTCTCGCCCTCGTCGTTGGGAGACAAGGCGAGGACACGACCAGTGACAGCACGCCACCTGTCCTGCATCGCCTCCATCTGATCGGCAGAGGCACCCAGCACGTAGCGCTGCGGGGAAGCAAAGAACTCAGCCGAGGTCTCCGCCCTGACAAGGGTTCTCACCGCGGCGTCAGTGAGATAGCGCACCTCGCGGGAGATACGGGAATGGCCGAACGGCCTAGAGATCTCGGGGGAGTAGACCAGCGGCTCCACCATGATCCGCCGCGACGGGTTGTCAAGGCGCTCCACGGACCACACATGCTTCTCGGCGGTGGCGATGATCGTGGCATCCAGCGTGTGCAGGATGAACCGGGACGGCTCCGATGTCACCAAGCCGGGAATGTCGGCGTCCTGCTCGATGGTGTCGGTGATCTCCAAGGCGGCGTCGATCATGCCGGAGCGGGCATTCCAATGCGCTGTCGTCCACAGGCCGTCGCGGGCACGCACCACCACCGGCGGTTCACCTGCCGACTCATCGCCCGGGGCAACCGTGAGGAACGCCACAGCATGCTTGTAGGCGGCTGTGATCGCCTGCATCAGGGTAAGAGTGAAATCGTTACGTTGCAGGATCGGGCCGATGTCAAACGGGTCGATCTGCCCATCCAGCGTGTAGCCCTCCCACACATGCTTGCGGGCCAGCGCCTGCACCGCCTTGGCCGGCCATCCCAGGGCGGCACGAGTACGCGCCATCTGAGGGGGAACCGAGATGCCAAGATCCTGCAGGGCACGATGCCCTGCATAGTAAGTGTCGAGCAGGAGATTCTTCGGTGTCGTGCGCGCCAGCGTGGCCCACAAGTCAGACAGGGTGCGCTGCTCGTCGTCAGACAGGCCAGCCACCACGGGTGTACTGGAGAACATCACAGGATCGTCACCCCTCCTCGATGACCGGGACGCCGCTTCGTCGTCGCAGCACCCCAATGGGCCAACGTCACTGCATCCAGCAGACTTGCATCCGACCCGGGCGGTGCCGCCCACCCAAACCCTCCACGGGTGCCAATCTTGCGGCGTGTCACCGTTGTTGCCTGCTGGTCCAGCAGGGCGTTGTCCACGTGCCGTAGCGTGCCGTCGCGCAGGCCGGCAAGCAGGCCCGCATGGGCTGCTGTCACCTGATCCACCGACGGGGTCCAGATGACGCGGGCTGGAACCTTCGCGGAACGCAGCTGGTTCACCAGCCACGCCGAACCCGACTTGCCATCCACGACGATCTGAGATGTGTTGGCGAGCCGGTCTGGATCGGTGAGGAAGTCCACCAGCCAACCGGTGCCCTCTCCGGTCGAAGCCTGACGCACACCATCGACAACGATCAGTTTGGCGTCCTGCTTGACGGCAACACCCAGCCCGACGGCTGCACCGTCTGCGGAGAACTTCACTGCCCAGCAGCGCGGTCCATCACCGGCCCGGTCTATCGTCGCGTCCATCCATGCCTGACGGTCGATGGCGGTTGAAACCGTGTCGGAGTCCCAGATTCCCATGCCCTCTCGGCGGAACGACTCCTCACCCAGCTGGCGGCGCATACGCAAAATGGCCGCCTCCGAGGTGCGGCGGGGAAACGATGGGTTCGCCCTGGCCCACACCTTCCGGTCCGACAGGTCGGCATCATCGGGGGCGCCAATCTCAACATAGGTGCCACCCACCATGTCGCCCTTCAACGCAGACCGGCGAAACTCGATGAACGCCTCGGCAGGGTCGGTGGGGCGCGGCGGGGTGCCGATACGGATCGCCAGCCCCAGATCGGACGTGTTCAAGGTGGGCACCATGCCATCCAGAGCCTTCTGCGACAGAATCTGAGCCTCATCGAACACGATCAGATCCACGCCGGGAATACCACGACCGAACCCGGCCTCGCGGGCACCAAACAGGATGCGCGACCCGGAGGTGAACTCCAAGGCCTGCTTGCCGTTGCCGGCGCGCACCTTCGACACGTGCTGCGACAGGCCCGGCCGGTTGGCAAGGTTCTGCAACGCCAGGAACGTCTCATCCGAGGTGCGAGTGTGGTGGGCAGTCCAGATCATCATGCCGTCGGCGATCACCGCAGCCAGACCGAACACTAAAGCGCCCACCGTGTAGGTCTTGCCCACCTGACGAGGGATCGACACCTCCACGCCATCCACCTTGTTGACGAACTCGCCATTGGCGTCCTGGGCGAGGATGAGGCGGGCCAGATCATCCTGCCAGCGATCGAAGCCCATGTCAGCCTGCTCGCACACCGTACGGGCCACCGGCCATGCCGTCGAGGCGATCCCGTCGGGGTAGACGAGGTGTTTCGCTATCGAGGACAGGTGGGGTTCAGACACCCGTCCAGCCTTCGGCGCCTACCGCCTTGCGGACCTTCGAGACCTGCGGGGTCACCGGGGCAGTGGCGCCTGCCAGCGCACCAGCCTTCTCGGCCTTGTCCAGCAGGGACTCCAGGGACTTCAGTGCTGCCGTGCGGTCGCGGGCAGCCTGATCGGGATCCTCGGCGATGGAGGCTGCCGTCTGGAACATGGCGTCCAGGATGCGCAGCTTGTCGCCGGACTTGTAGGCCGTCTTGATCTTCTCGGACCTCACCCGACGACGTGGCGACGGAGTTTCGTCGGTGACGAGCTTCAAAGCCATGTCTCACCTCCGTGCAAGGGTATTCAATGCTGTGAAAAAAGTTTCATTTAACGATGTTCAGTACCACCGAGCCATCGTGGAATCCCTCGGGGAGAGATCTCGCTATGCCGTGGTGAAGCGGGATTCGGCGGGGGGAGGGCCGTGCCCCCGGTCACCACTGGTTGCGGTGGTCGATGCCCTCCACCCGTCGGAAGCGTTGATGTTTGCGTGAGACGCCGTTGCCTCTGGATTGGTTGCATCGCCTGCAGATAATGCGGATGTTGTCGAGTCGGTCTGAACCACCGAGCGAATGCGGGATGATGTGGTCGGCTTCGGGGCTTGCTGGTGTGCGGCTGATGTCCCATCGCAGCGGTACTCCGCAGCTCGGGCAGTGTGTGAGTCCTGCTGCTCGTGCTCGGCGTTTGGCTGTTGCTGCGTTGTTGATCCAGTTCGCTGTTCCTGTTCTCGATGTTGTCATGAGAACTCTTCTCTTGTGGAAGCTTCAGCGATATTGATGTCGTCATGCATGTCAGATGCCTCGAAGGCTACCGTCGCATGGCACAATCGTCCCGTCGCCTGTCACCATAGCACGTTTATGCGGCTTGGTCGCGATCGTCGATGGCGTTGGCGATGTCGGGCCAGAGGCGGGCGATGACATCCCACGGGTAGAACCTCGGCGGGATGGTGTGCGGCGCTGGTTTGATGTGGCCGCGCCGGTGCCATTGGTTGAGGCGTTTGCGCTGGACAGGGAGCTCTGCTGCCAGCTCAGCTGCTGTCATGGGTGGGGCGAATCGCCATCGCTTTTCAAGGGCGGCTGGGCCGGGGTACTCGTGGCGTTGGCCCTCGGGCTGCCAGCGGGTGGCGGTGCAGGCGAGGACGGGGTCGTCAATCTCGCAGGGAGCCCCGCATGCGGGGCAGGCGATGGCGCGGGGCGGCTTGAGGCCTACGGCGCGGGCCAGGTGGGCGTATGTGGCACTGATGGTGTCATCGACTACGGCCATGTCGTAGTCGTCGAGCCAGGCCCGCGAATCTGCCCACACGCCTGCCAGCCAGGCGCACTCGGTGGCCCAGGTCAGGCCGCATGGCTGGGGGTGTGCGGCGCGGGTGTCGGGGTCGATGGCCTCCCAGATGACCCTGGAGGCCTCATTGGCGAGGGTGCGCAGGGTGGGCGGCTCCCATCCCGG